AAGGGGAACCCGCCGATGCCCGGAATTGATTCATTTTCGGGCGAACCGCAGCCATTGAACCGGGAACGCCTTTTATCGCCCATTTCTGAGCAATTGGTCATGGAATTGCCGTGGATTAAGGCTATTGGCGAAATGCCATCTGACGCGGTAATGCCGCGAATCATGACCGGCATTAATCCTCGAGCCGTGGGTTCCTATGGCCCGTCCGCTATTGAATGGCTGGCGGATAGCCCGCATTTGAATATGCGTTGGTGGCAGGCGCTTTGTATTTCCCGGCTGCTGGAATTCGACGTTAACGGCGATCTGGTCTGGACGCATTCGATTTTCAGTACGGCGCGGCAGGTTGGCAAATCCGTTATGGTCCGGGCGCTCTGCCTTTGGCGCCTTCATCAAATGGAATTGTTCGGCAACGAACAGCAATTCATCCTAGGAATGTCCACGTCGCTTAGGGCTGCGAAGGAGATTCAGCGCCCGGCGCATTATTGGGCGAAATTGCACGGGATGAAGGTCTATACCGGCGAAGCGTATAGAGCCATTGAGGCGCCTACCGGGCGTTGGATCATTGCCACGCCGGACAGCGCCCACGGCTATACCGTGAATTTCGCGCCCATTGATGAGGCATGGGGAATCCCTGCCGCCGTGATTGAGGATCACGTAGAGCCGACGATTCTTGCCGCGAATAACCCGCAAATCCTTTTCACGTCCACGGCGCATCAGGATTCAACGTCGCTGATGCGCGATAGGCGTTCAGAGGCGATAGCCGAAATGGAAACGCCCGGTAGTTCGCTGATTATCGAATGGTCAATGGCGCCGGACGACGATTATCTAAGCGTGGATTCGTGGCGTAAGGCGTCGCCTATCTGGACGGACCAGCGGGAAACGCTGATGCGGGCGCGGGCTGGCGGCGATGCCATTTCGTTCAAAACGCAGTACGGCAATATCTGGCCGTCCGATAACCGGGCGCTGGCCGATGGCCCGCTGATTGATCCCATTTCCTATACCGCGTCTAAAGGCGCGGCGCCGGTAGGGCTGAATTCGCCCGTGCTCTGTCTGGAAGACAATTTTGGCGATGGGCAATGCGTGGCGCTGGCCGAACGCGACGGCGAAAACGTCCATGTCACGGCGGAGACATTCGCCAGCCGGGCTGATGCATGGGCGTACATCGCCGCGACGCTGGCCGATGATTCGGTATTCGGCGCCCGCGTGCTCATCGGCGCTTCCCTTTATCTCGATCCCACGGCTGAGGCTTTGGGTATTGCCGTGGAACTGCGCGGCAGCCATGATTTACGCAGCGCGTTGCCGCTTTACCGGGCGCTGATGCAGCAACGCCGGATTACCCACGACGCGGATAACGACGAAATGGAAAACGTCATTACCAGCGCCAAAACTGTTCGCACGTCAACCGGCATGGCGTTGCGGATGAATTCAACGGAGCGGCTGGATATCGTGCGCGCCGTCTGCTGGGCCATTGCGGAAGCGGCGCAGAACGAACCGGCGCCAGCCGTCGCTTAACGAAAGGCAATTCCATGACAGCGCTTAGCCGTTCGGCATCCTTTGGCACGGGCGAGGATTCCGAATACCCGGACGACGCCACTAACGACAATGACGCGACGGACGTAAGCCGCCCGGACGACGGCGACGAAAACCCGGCGCCGGACCCTGAGCCGAAACCGGAACAGGCAAAGCCGGAGCCGGAGCCGGAAACGTCAAAGGCGGAGCGGCGGCACTGATGACCATTGCGCCCGGCTATTTTGACGAAAGTTATCCGCCGTCCGTTCTCGCAAAGGGAACGGCGACGGGCGCCACGGCTGGCATTCCGGGCGCGTTTACGCCAGCGGGATCAACGCCGCCGCTGGCCGTCGCGGATATGGCGGGAATCATTGCGACGCCTAATACGCCGTGGACAACGGGCCAGTTCGTTCAAACCCGCACGGCGGGCGCGGCTGGCCGTACGTGCTGGTCCGGAACGAATTGGGTAGGCGGCGCAGCGCCGTGACAGCCGGGCAGGCGCCGGGCGGCGTAGGACTACCGGGAACGGCTGTTAGGCGCTCAGCGCGCCGTACAGAGCCGTCTAGCGGGTAACCCGTGGCGACGTACGAAACGCCTAGCGGGCTGCGCGTCGTGGACAACCGGCGCGGGCTGCCGCCGCGCGATAACCCGCCGAACGACAACGACGTAGCCGATTCGATTAACCCGGTTCCGACGACGGTTAATCCGCCCGGAACGTATAACCCGATTTCCGTTGGCCCGGATGCGTCCGAAGGATTCGGCAATACGCACGTCATGTATCCCGCCGACAATGCGCCGCCGCAGGCGCAGGCATGGAGCGGCTGGCCGGTCGAATGGGCTACGCCTAGTTTCGGCTACGGCGCCGAATGGGTTTCCCGGCTGGATACCGTCTTTGCCGCCGTGGATTTGAATTCCTCCGTGCTATCGACAATGCCGCCTTATGTCGTCCACGGCACGACGCCGGAAGCGCCTGCGTCATGGCTCATTAATCCGGAGCCGATGGTCTATAACAGTTGGGCGGATTTCGCTAAGGAAATCTTTTGGTCCTATGAAATCGTGGGCGAGGTATTCATTTACGCCACGGCGCGATTTGCCGATGGATTCCCGCGCCGCTTCATGATGCTTAACCCGGCATTTGTCAATGTCGAAATGGCTGGCGGGCGCCGCGTCTATTCCATTGGCGGCGCCGACGTGACGGCGGATATTTTGCATCTGCGTTACGCATCATGGCCCGGCGACGCGCACGGACACGGGCCGCTGGAAAGCGCAGGCGCCCGGCTGCTGTCGGCGGAAGCGCTCAGCCGGTATGCCACGGGATTAGCGACCAGCGGCGGCGTCCCGTGGGCTGTGCTGAAATATCCAAAGCGGCTGACGACGGCGCAAATGCAAAAGATTCAATCCGATTGGGTTAACGCCCGGCGTTCGGCAATGGGCGTTCCCGCCGTATTGGCTGACGGCGTGGAATTGCAGCCGTTCGCCGTTCCGCCAAAGGACATGATGCTTGCCGAATTGGCGAAGTGGAATGAATCGCGCCTATCGGTATTGATGGGCGTTCCGCCTTTCCTGCTGGGATTGCCTAGCGGCGGCGATTCCATGACGTATTCGAACGTGACTTCGCTATTCGATTTCCATTGGCGCGCCTATCTGCGTCCGAAGGCGTCGGCGGTAATGACGGCGCTATCGAATTGGTTGCTGCCGTCCGGCTGGGGCGTTGAATTGAACCGGGATGAGTACGTGCGTCCGGGATTGGGCGAACGCGCGGCGGCTTATCAGACGCTGGTTAATATCGGCGCGCTGACGCCGGACGAAGTGCGGGTTATGGAGCGTTTCGGCGGACCCATTGACGCGACGCCGGTAAACACGACCGGCGCCGCCGTGCTGTCGGATGCGTCAAACCAAATGACAGGAACGGGCTAATGGAATTGACCATCAGGCAATTTGATGATGTGACGCTGCGCGTTGCCGACGACGACGGGCTGACGGTTGAGGGTTTGGTAGTTCCCTATAACCGGGAAATTCAGGCTGTCGATATCCGCCCGTCCGGCGTGCTGCGTTACCGCGAAGTCTTCCGCTCCGGCGCCTGCGCCCGCGCCATTAAGGCGCCTAATCGAACGCTGCTGACGTATACGCATGACGAATCGCTGCCGCAGCGGCTGGGCTACGGCATCGCGTTCAGGGAAGCGCCGGAAGGGCTATGGGGCGCCTTCCGTCTCGATCCGTCCACGGCGGCTAAGGCGCGCGACGTGCTCACAACGACGCATACGGCATTCAGCGTCGGCTTTGCATCCTTTGTGCCGCGCGCCGGTACGGAACAGGCAGGGACGCTGGTAGAGCGTTCATCGGTAGCGCTGCTGCATGTCGCCGCCGTTCCGGCTGGGCAGTATGCCGACGCTGGCGTTAGGGCTATCCGGGAACAGGAACTAGCAGAGGCGCTGGACGCTGAATCGCAGGCTGTTGAAAAGGCTGTGCAAAAGGCGAACGCTGACGCGCTGGCGGAGATTGACGCGCTCATTGCTTCCCAACGGGCCATTGAGGAACGCTTTGGGATTGCGCGCCCGTGATCCGCTGCCTTTACCGGGATTGCTTGGCCGAAGTTCGCGCCGGTTCGCCGCGCGCGTCGCATTGGCGCATCGTCGCGGATAGGGAATCCGGGCGGACTACGTACCTTTGCCCGCGCCACGCCGCCGATTGGGATAAGGCGGCCCAGGCGCGACGCAACCTCCAGCCAGTTCCTACCTACCCGCAGGACTCGGGACACCTCCACAACCTGCGCACCTTCAAGACCATCGACGGCATCAACATCAAGTGCATCGACTGCGGCTACGTCGAGAACCTGGAGCGGGCATGGGATGAATGGGTCCGATATCAGGCGCGCTCAGGTATTCCGCCAGAGCCGCCGCTAGGTTTATCGTCGGATTAGCACGGCAAACCGGAATCCCGGCAGGCAGCCCCGCGCATTAGGCGTCACCCTGTAGCCCGGTAGGCGGCGTCCCGTAGACGGTCGATTGCTCCATCTATCCCGTAGACGTGAAAAGGATTTAGCCATGCCTGATGCCGTGACGCAGCGCTATCTAGACGAGCGCGCTTCGCTGGTTGGCCGTATTGAAGGAATCAAAACGACCAGCATTGAACAGAACCGCGACCTATCGGAGCAGGATCGAAAGGCGCTGGGAGATTATTCGGTCCGGATTAAGGAACTGGACGGCATGATTGATCTAGCCGCCAATTCCTATGAAATGGACGTGAACGTAGCGCAGCGGATTGCCAATATGGGAATTGGCACCGATTACGCGCCCGTCAATTACCGGAGCGCCGGAGAACTGCTTTTCGATGTGCTGCATATGCAGGAACCGGAATCCCGCCGTCGTTACGAAACGACCGTTAAGCGCGCGGCGCAGCATATGGGAACGTCGGCGGCTAATACCGTCGCTGTCGCTGGCGGAATGGGCGGTCTGGTTGTGTCGCCGGTCTATGGCCCGGTTATCGACATCATGCCGCAGGGACGCCCGTTCCTTACGATGCTGGGCGTTCGGCAGGCGCCTAGTTCCCTTTCCTTTATTCGTCCGCGCATTGTCGATCCGAATATCGCCACGGGCGTTGGCGTTCAGGCGCTGGAAAAGCAGGAACTGGCATCGCAGAAATTCGATATCGCTACTGATCCGCTGACCCTTTCGACCGTTGGCGGATACCTGAACGTTTCCCAGCAACTGATTTCGCTGGTTGCGTCGTCGCTGGACATTATTTTGGGCCAGTTGAATCGGCGGCTGGCGCTGGCGTCGGAAAAGTTGGGCATTGCCGAAGTGGCGAAGACGACGGCAAAGGTAACGCTGGCGGCTGGCGCCGACGCGGCTGCGCTCCGTAAGGCGATCTATGACGCAGCCGTGCTGGTCTATACGAATACGGGCGCGCTGCCGACGTGGCTGGTTATGGGGCCGCAGGGATGGGCGCGGCTGGGCGGCGCTGTCGATTTGGCTGGCCGTCCGCTGTTCCCCAACGTTGGCCCGGTTAACGCTGACGGATCAATGAGCGCTAACACGTTCACGATTGCCGGGCTGGGATTCCCTGCCACGGTTACGCCTGCGATTACCGACACGACAATGTATGTCGGCAACGACGTTGGCATTGAGGCTTACGAATACCGCTACCCGGTTCTGGAAGCCGTAGAGCCGTCATTGCTTGGCCGTCAGATTGCCGTCGCGTCGTCGCTGGTTTTCTACCGTCCGCCTTCCGCCGAAGCCGGGCCGAGCAATACGCCGCCTGCGAAGTATGAAGGCGTCGTCAAGATTGCGCCGTGACCGATGCCCACGACCATTAGCGCCCACGGCTGGTTAGCAACCGTCATTGATCCCGCGACGGTTGCGGCTGGCGCTATGGCGGTAATGCGGCTGGAATCCGCTGACCCTGATTCTGGCCGCATTACCGAATGCGCGGCTGCGGCGCTGGAACTGGTAGAGGGTTATCTAGACAGAGACGATGATCCGATAACGGCTCCGGCGCCGCAGGCGCTCTATACCGGCTGCGTCTACGCGACGATTGAGATTTACCGCCGTAAGGATGCGCCGTTTGGCGTGCTGAATTCGTGGAGCGATTCGGATATTGGGCCGGTTCGCATTTCGACCGATTGGCTGAAATCGGTAGAGCATTTCCTGTCGCCGTATCGCGCATCCTTTGGCGTCGGCTAATGGCTACCGTCATTGAGGAACGGCGGCTAGAACTGCTGGCCGCTATTCAAACGCCTAATGACATTATCCCGGCATGGCGGACCCATGCATTCCCGCCGTCGAATCTGGTAGCGCCGTGCGTTTATCTGGATATGCCGCGCCTGTATTACCTTAACCAATGGGTAACGGCAGATTGGCCCATCGTCGCCGTCGTGGATTCGCAAGACATTTCCGCGCTGTCCGCATTGGATCAGTTGGTAAGCGTTATCTGGGACCGGCTATCGCTGGTAGACGGCACGATTCCGCAAAGCGCCACGGCGGGCAGCATTGACGTTGGCGGCGTTCGCCTGCGTTCCTACGAAATCGTTGCGACGACGGCACTAACGCCGGAGACGCTTTGCCCGGCAATCACGCTGGAATACGAAAGGGTTTAGTTATGCCGCTGCCTAAGCCGCTGTTTATGCGCTGGTCGTTGCTGACCATCAATCAGGGTGTCGCGCCCGGTACTGATCTGAATTTCGAATGCTCCGCGACGAATATCGGGCTGACGACAACGGGCGGCGACGCTGTTTCGCTGTCCACGCTTTGCCCGGATGGTTCGTTCAGCGAGACAAATCCGAAGGTCTGGAATCTCGCTATTACCGCTGTGCAAGACGTGGAATCGACCAGCGACGAATCCCTGATGCTGTTCCTGATGGATCACGAAGGCGAAGCGGCGCACGTCACGTACTACCCAAAGACGGATAACGCTAAGGCGCCCGTTGGCCGTGGCTGGGAAGGCGACGTGACGCTAGGCAGCCCTAATCAGGTGGGCAACGTGGAAGCCGGGAACTACGCGACGTTTGATGCCGTGCTGCCATTTCAGGGAAAGCCGGTTCCCATCGGGCCGGACGGAACGCCCATCGTTATTACGCAGAGCGCCAGCGCGGCGCCGCAGGATGCCGACGAAGCGCGCCAGCCGGAGCCGGAGCCGGAGCCGGTTAGCGCCTGATGCGTCAGCCATTCTCGGTAGAACTGGCGGAGCCGGACGCCGCCTTTACCGTCGTTGCCGATAGCCGCGACGTTCGGGCATGGGAAGCGGCTTATGACGAATCGTTTTTGAATGGCGATACGTCATTTACGAAACTGGCGCAGTTGGCGCATATTGCGGCGCGGCGGCAGGGTTTGTTCAAAGGTGATTACGCCGCCTTTGATTCGCGCGCGATTGCTTGCGAAGGAATGGCGGACATTCAGGATTCGGAGCCGCTGGCCGCAAACCCTACCCAATCGGCAGTTACGGAAGATTCCTCTGCGCCATTGCGCTCCGTCTCTGCTGTCTCCCATCCGAAATCGAAAATGAAGGCGGCGCAGTAATAGCGACGCTGGCGGATTTGCTCTATGCGCCGTCTGAGGAATCGCCAGCGGACGACATGACCGAAACGGAACGGCGGCTTTGGGAGGAACTGAATGGGCGCGCAGATTGACGGGCTGGTTCCGTGCCGCCAGTTCTTCGCATCCCTGCCGCGCGAAGTGCAAGACGCAGCCCGGCAACAGATAGCCCGCGAAGCGGCGCATACGGCGGCGGCACAGCGCGCCCGTGCCTTTACCGGCGCGCAGCGCATTGCGGCGCGTACGGTCCGGCTGGAAGCCGTAGAGAACGGCTCTGGCGTTCGGGCTGGCGGCGCCGGGCTGGGCGGCGAACTGTTCGCCGGTTCCGAATTCGGCGGGCGCCGTAAGCGGAAGACGTACGCGGCACGTTCCCGCCGTGGGCGCGCCTACATCATTCATCGGCGCCGCACGACAATGCAGTTTCTGCCGAACGTCGGCACGCGCGGCTATTGGTTCTGGCCCGCTGCGCGCCAGACGCTTACCGGGATATCGCTGCGCGTCCGCAACGTCATTGAAAATCAGGTGACCTAATGGCTGGGCGCCCGATTGATCTGCTGCTGCGCATCAAAGCCGATTCGACCGGCGTTGAATCTGGGCTGTCCGGGCTGAATAAGGGTCTGGACAATGCGACGACAAATGTAAAGGAACTGGATAAGGCGATAGGCAAGGCTGGCGATAAGCCGATAACCCTGTCGATTAACCAACAGGCGATAGCGCAGGCGAAGGCACGCATTAAGGAATTGCAGGACCAAATCGCGCATACCCTTTCGCAAGACGTGACGGCTGACGTTAAACCGGCGCAACAGGAAATCAATAAACTGCGCTCCGCCATTAAGACGCTCGATAAAGCCGGGCCAGAGGTAACCATTGATGCGGATACCAAACCGGCTATCCGCTCCATTGACGCGCTTAAGGCGAAGATTGCTGGGCTGGATTTGGGCGCGCTGGCAGGCGGCGCGAATCTGCCTGCCGGGCTGGGCGGCATTGCTGGCGGGCTGAGCGCCGTAGGCGTCGCTGGCGCTGGCGCAGCGGCTGGCGCAGCGGCGGCAACGCTGGCGCTGGGCAAGATGGCTGCCGACGTAGAGACGACGAAACTGCAACTAAAGGGATTGACCGGAAGCGCGGAAACCGCTGGGCGCCTGTTCGATCAACTGCGGGAATTCGCCAATTCAACGCCGTTCGAATTCGACCAGTTGGCAGCGGCGACGCGAATTCTGGTTGCGTATGGCGTCGCCGCCGACGACGCCGTTGGCGTGCTAAAGGATTTGGGCGAAGGCGCAGCGGCAACCGGCGCCGATCTGGAATCCGTCGCGCGCGCCTATGGGCAGATGGTCGCAAAGGGAAAGATTTCCAACGAAGAACTAAACCAGATGAACGAAGCCGGGATTGGCGGCACGCGGCTGCTGGCGCAGGCGATGGGCAAGACGACAGCCGAGATTCAGAAAATGGCGGAGAACGGCGAACTAGGCGCCGACGCCATTAAATTGCTGGGCAAGGAAATCGGTAAGACGTATTCCGGTTCGTTGACGGATCAGGCGAAATCGTTTAATGGGCAGTTGTCGAATATGCAAGACGCGCTGAAAACGACGGGCCAGAATCTAGGGACGCTGGTATTGCCGGGATTGAAAGACATGCTGACGTTGGTTAATGCCATTCTCGGCCCGTTGGCGTCGCTTACGCAGAATTTGCAAGGCGTTGCCGATAATGATTTCTTCAAAATGATTAACGAATCCCTTAACCCGATGGCGAAATTGGAAGGCATCTTTAGCACGCTGAGCGGCAATGCGGATGAAACCGGCGACAGCGCCACGAAGGCGGCGGATGGTCTGGACAAAGCCGCCGACGCCACGACGCATCTGGTTAAGGCGGCATCGCAGGTTGAAAACCTTAAGGATGCCAATAAGGCGATTAAGGATGGATTCGACAAAAACGCCAAAGCCATTGACGACGCCAATACTGCATTCGGGCGCTGGACGCAGAGCATTGGGCAGGCAGGCGCGCCGGAGGATGCCTACCAAAAAACGCTGCTAGGTCTAAAGGATTCCATTAAGGACAACGGCCATGCCTTTGACGACAACGGGCCAAAGGCGCTAGCCAACCGTGACGCGCTGCGCGAAGTGGCGTCGGCGGCAGGCGCCGTTATCCAATCCCATAGGGATCAGGGTGCCAGCGGCACGCAACTAGAAAAGGATATGGAAGGGCTGCGAACGGATTTCGTCAAGACGGCTACGTCTATGGGCATTCCGAAAAAGGCCGCTGAGGAATTGGCGACGAAATACGGGCTGGTTCCGTCGTCCGTCAATACGGCGATAACGCAGAGCGGAATGGATAAGGCGTTGGCCGACGCCGCCGCGCTCGAATTGCAGATGCGAAACCTGAACCGGAAGACGACGGATATTTTCTATCGGCTGGTTCCGTCTACCGATTCCGTTCCGCCCATGCTCCGCAATCCCAACGCGCCTGCTGGGCAGACGGCGCCCGTGCCATCCGGTTTTAACGCCTCTGTCAGCGCCGCTAACGCCACGATGCGCGCCACGGGTAGCGCGGCGCCCGGTAGCGCCAGTAACCCGGTTAGCGTCCCGGTTACCGTCCAGCCGAATATCCGCGTATACGTCAATGACGATAGGTTCCGTGACCTTATCCGCGTGGAAGTGAACGGCGCTCAGGATGCTTTAGCGCGGCGTCTGTTCGGAAGGGTTAGGACGCTATGACAGCGCTAGCCGCCGTCGCCTATCCCAACGGCACGCCGCAACCGTACATAGAGGTAACCGGAACCGGATTCCCTGCCGGAACGGATTCGGTAACGCTCTACCGAACCGCTGCCGGTATTCGTGAAATCGTGCGCGGCGTCAATAGGCGCCCGGCTACCGGCGCGCTGGTAATTCAGGATTTCGAAGCGCCGTTCGCCACGCCGGTTACCTACGAAATTCAGACGTTCAGCGCGGCTGGCGCGCAAACGTCCACGGCTACCAGCACGGCGGTAACGCTGACGGGCGGCGCGCAATGCGCATGGCTCAGCGCGCCCGGCATTCCGACGCTGGCAATGCCTATCGTCGTTGTGGACGATGGGCAGCCGAACCGTTCCGTTGATCGTTCCGTGCTCTATCCCATTGGGCGCAGCCGTCCGATTGTCACGACCGGCCAGCGGCACGGCCGGGAACAGGGATGGACGTTCGGAACGTCCACGCTTAACCAGCGTGACCAATTCCTAGCCATTGTCAACGCCGCCAATCCGGTTCTGTTGCGCACGATGCCGCGCGGCGTTCCGGGCGGATTTATCGCGCTGGGCGACGTGGAAGAATCCCGGCTGATTAATAGCGCGGCGTCTGAAATCCGAACGTTTGCGGCAACCGGAATCGAAGTGGACGCGCCAACGCAGGGTTACGGGCTGAGCGCGCACAACTGGCAGGAATTGAAAGATACGTGGCCGACGTGGCAGACGGTTAAGGATTCCTATACGTCATGGCTGGCCGTCGCGCGTGACCCTACAAAGGCGTCTTGATGTATGCCGCGTCTAGTCAATTCGCGGCGGCGCTGGCCGGTTCTCATGAGCGCGTAACGACGGCTGACGTTTATTACGGCGGGCGCCTAGTGCTGTCCAGCCTGCCGATTACGGCGGGCAGGGTCACGCTGGATTTGTCGCAAGACGTTAACGGCACGCTGACGCTGGAAGCGGCGTCGCCTGATGGCGCGCTGGTTCCGCACGTCTATGCGGATGCGCTGGCGCCGTACGGCTCAGAGGTAGCCATACGTACGGGCGTGCGCTATCCGGACGGCAGCATTGAGACGCTGGCATATGGGCGCTATGTGCTGACGACGATGGATGCCGAAACGTCATGGTCCTATTCGCCAGCGACGACGAAGACGGCGGCGCAATGGGCCAACCGTGGCGCGCAAATAGCGCTAGCCGCTGAGGATCGAATGATGCTGGTTCGCCGGGCGGCGCTGCTGAATAAAATCACGCCGCCTGCCACGGCAAAGATTGTGGATGAACTGAAATCGCTGGTTTCGGGCTACGTGCCCATTCGCCAGTTGCCGCAGACGGTTATCACGGTCCCTAACGACATTGTTTATAACAGCGAAGCCGGTTCGCGGCTGGCCGCTATTAAGGCAATCGTCCCGGATGATTGGACGTTTTGGATTGACCGCGACGGCTCATTTAATGCCGTCATCAATCCGACGACGACGCCAGCGCCGGTAGCGACATATACCGTTGGCCCGTCCGGAAATATCATCCGTGTTGCCGCGACAATGACCAGCGAGAACGTCTTTAATGCCGTCATTGCGCGCGGCCAGAACGAAGTAGACCTAGGGACGATTAAAGGCGAAGCGTATTTAGGCGGCGGACCAGCGGCATGGAATGGGCCATTTGGGCAGGCGCCTACGTTTATGGGCGGGCTGCTGATGGCGACAAAGGCGGAACTGGATGCGGCAGCACAGACGCGCCTACGCGGCATCTGGGCGGGCAGGGACCGAATCGTCACGGCGGATTTGCCGCCTGATCCGCGCCTAGACCTTAACGACGTAATTACGCTGACGCTGCCGGACATGACGTTTACCGGGCGCGTCGTGCGCATTGACTACCCGCTGACGGCGGACGGCGGTTCAATGGCGATAACGCTAAAGGTTGCCGAAAACGCCGTGATCTATTCGCGGCAGCCGACGACGGGCGGAATCGGAGGATGAATGCCTGATCTGGTTTCCGCCATCCATGCCGCCATTCCTACCGAATATGCGGCGTTGGCTATTGGCGTCGTTACCGACGTTTCAGGGTCAACGGCTGGGCGCGTCACGGTTAACGCTGACGGCTACCCGCTGGCGCTGCCTTTCGTCAAAGGCTATGTGCCGTCGCTGAATGATCCCGTGCTGATTCTGCGGCAGGGAACGCGCGCATGGGTTATCGCCAGCCTTAAGGCAGGCGTAGCGTCGGGCGGCGCTGGCCCGGCGCCTATCGTTCCTCCGCCGCAGCCTGATACCGGCCCGCAGACGGGTACGGCGACGTTTACGCCTACCGGCGCGGCTACCTATCGCAGCGGCACGCGGCGCACGGATACATCAGACCTTTATCAGGGTGACTGGACGGGACGCGGCAATAACACGGGCGCATGGGTTTACGGCGGCGCGCCTAAGGCGACGCTGGCGGGAAAGAAAATCGCCGCCGCGCGTATGTGGATGCGTCGCGGCGCTGGCGGCAGCGGCGCCGCCGTATCGCCCGTGCTGGGAACCATTGCCGAAACGGCATTGCCGGGCGGAACGCCTGCCGTTACCGGCGCCGCCAATCTGAGCGCTATTGGAATCGGGCAAGGCGCATGGCTAGACATTACGGCGGCGCGCGCTGACGCTCTGGTTAACGGCGCCGCTGGCGGTCTAGCCATTGCCAGTAGTGGAACGGCACAATATTTATCAATTGATGGCCCGCCGTCCGATGGGCAATCAGGCACGATTCAAATTGATTGGACGGTATGACATATGCCCGGACAGACGGCTATCTACAAACTGCCGTACCCGCTGAGCACGGAAGCCGCAGACGGGCCATTGGGTTTCCGGCAACTGGCAGAGGCGACAGAGGCGACGGTATTAGTTCCGTGCGGAACGGCGAATTTCGTTCAGGCGGCGCCGCCCGGCAATTCCTTTACCGGCTGGGGATTTACCGGGCAGGCTGCTGATCCCAGCGGAACTATCAGCGTCGGCACCGATAGGTTCACGTTGAATAAGGCAGGCGTCTACCTGATGACGCTGTATCAATCGGCAGGCGTCGGATTTACTGCCGAATGGCGAACCGGCGCCGGTTACGTGCTGGGCGCCGCCTATGTCAGCGGCGCGGATAACCGGCTAAGCCTGACGGCAGTTCTTCCGAACGCCGCCGTCAACGACACGGTTCAGCCATATTTCTTTTTCTTTGGTCCCATAACCGGCAACGCTGGCGGCGGCTCTGCCGGATGCCGGGTCACATATCTAGGCGCCCGCGCCTAAAAGGGAGACTGAGGAATGGTTACCTACACAATGACGCCGCCGTATGGCGAAGTGAAAACGCTGGACGTAGAAACGGACAGCGACGGCAATCCGGTTCTAACGCTGGCGCTGCTAGACGCCATCCTTTCGGCGCAGGGTTATGTGCGCGACGAAGAAACGGAAGGCACGCCATGACGTATTGGCGTGGCGTGAATCTGGACGACAGAACCGTTGCCATGATGAACGAAGTAGTTCGGCTCTGTCCCGGATTGAATATCCGACCAACGCAGGGTTCATACGCAGGCGGCGGCGTTCAGGCGTCGGCGGGAACGCATGACGGCTGCGGCGCCATTGACCTAGCCGGGCAGGATGCCGGAATGGATACGGCAATGCGCAACGCCATCCGGGACGCTCAGAGGCAAGTTGGTTTCGCGTCATGGGTTCGCACGCCTGCGCAATCCGATTGGCCGTATCACATCCACGCGGAAGCGGTTCAGCCGGGCGGCAAATGGGATCAAGGCTGCCTATCGTCTGGCGCGCATGGGCAAATCATTGACTATTACGAAGGTCGCAATGGCTTAGCGTCCGGCGCTGCCGACGATGGCCCGCGCCAATGGGTAGGCGTCGTCTGGGAAACCTACGGCGGCGGAACGCCCATAGAGCCGGTTATTCCAGAGCCGCGCACTAGGCGCGGGTTAATCCTGCTAGCCAATCCTTAAGGAGAAAATGCTATGTCGGAACCGTTGGTTGATACCAGAAATCTCCCGTTCCTCATTGCAAAGCGCAATGACGACCATTCATTTGTGCTTTTCGCCAATGGTGCAATTCGGCGCGTTACGGGATCAACAGAAATCGTCGTGCTCAATCAGGAATACAGCGTGCCGATTCGGGATATCTCCGGAACGGAATACGAAATTATGGCGACCATTTCCAAAAACCTTTTCGATTTCTAATGTCCCTTACCAGCGGTTTCCGTATCTGGCCCGCGCCCACTGAGGATGAACGGCGCGGGCGCGACGCAGAGCGCAGGGACGATGAGGAAAGGGAACGGCGGCGGCGTCGTGGCGATTTCCCGCGTACCGATGGCTAGGGCTGATTGGCCCGCGCTGGCGCTAGGGATTGGCGTGGCGCTGGCGCTGAACGTGCTCTGCGTCGCCGTGCTCTGGGACACCGTGACGAACCCTGCGCATCCCGGCATCTCTGGTAATGCTGCGCAGGTATTGACGGCGGCGTTCGGCGGCGCGCTGGCCGTGCTGGGCGCCTACGTCGGCTTCCGGGCTGGGCAGCATCGCCCGCCGTCGTGACTGCTGACGTAAGACAGCACGTTGCGATGGTTTGGCGTTGCCTGTCGCTGCCTGACGCTGTCTGACACTGAGCGCCGCCTGTCGCTGGGCTGATGCTTGCCTGACAGCCCGTTTGACGGTAGGCATTGCCCATCGGAGCAACTACCCATCAGAGGCAGGCAGGGAAGGCATTGAGTACGCAGACCATCGCCCCATACGGAGCGCTGACGGCACGGGACCTATCAGGGTTTGATGCAGAGCCGCGCGCGCTGGTTCTGGACGCCATCGCACGCGGCGCAACCGGCAGGCTGAGCAACCGTGGGCACGTCATCTTGCGTTCGCCTGACGGCGTGCGAACGGCAGCCGTCCAGAGGAAATTCACCAACAACAGAGGCGCTCAGAACAGCCGGGCAGGCGTAGAACGCCTGTTCCGTGACGTGCCGCTGACGTTGGCAGAGCCGCCGCGTACGGCTGTCGCTGCCGCATTGGCCGAAGCCGTCAAGACGCGCGACGTAGCGCCGGAACCGGAACCGGCTGCGCCGCAACGCGATTCGGGCAAACCTGATCCGCGCTCCATCCCTGATGGCGTGCTGGGCTGCGCTGATTGCAACTTTGAGACGCTCTGGAAGCGTGGACTAGCCCGCCATCGTCAGACGGCGCATGGCGATCTGAGCGCCCGGCAGCGGCTGGAACTGCGCACGGGCCATCCGGTCACGTCGAAGTGGCTGCCGAAGGGCAAGACGCTGCCGCCTGCGCTGCTGCCCGCTGCTGACGGCTACGCCTGCGCGGTCTGCGGCAAGCGCGGCGCCACGCCGCAGGCTGTCGGCGGCCACCTGAGCCAAAGCGGCCACCGTGGCGTCATCCCGTGGACGGGCGGCGCTGGGACCAAAGCCGCTCCCAGCGCCGCTCAGCCGGTTCCGGCTGTCCGGGTACCGGCTGAGGCTGCGAAGCCGTCAGCGGCGCGTACAGAGCCGTCTTTGGCGGCGCTGGCGCTGAGCAACGCTGAAACGCTGCTGCTGGCCGTCCGGCAGGCTGTCGCGCCGGAACTGCTGGCCGAACTGACAGACATGCGGCTGAGGCTGGCCGTCGTCACGGCGGAGCGCGACGAAGCGCGGCGGCTGCTGAGCCGTCGTGCCTAGCGGCCAGCCGGAACGCGAATATCTGACCATCCAGCAAGCGGCGGACTACCTGCGCGTCAGCCGTAGGACCATCCTGCGGCGCCTGCGCGACGGCACGCTGACGCGCTATCAGATGGGCGGCGCCGTGCGCGTTGACCGGGCGCAACTGGATTGGCGCATGGAGCGCGACGGCGACGAAATGACGCCAGACGAAGCGCAGGCGCTGGCAGATGAGCGGAAGGAACGCGATTGAGACGGCTACTCGCGGCGCTGGCCGTCGCCATGCTGACGGGCGGCTACGGCGTCTGGACGGGCTGAGCCACTAAGCAGCCGTCGTCAGCCACGTTCCCCTTCCCGCGTGGCTGGCGGCGGCGTCCGACGTGGCAGCGCAGGCGCCCGCTGGTCAATCCCCTGCTGATTTGGGGTGGGTAGGCCGGACGCCTGCGCCGTGCTCAGCGTGGCAGGGATAGGCAGCCTGCGCCAGCACGCGGCAGGCTGTTCCCACCGTGGGAACAAACCTGATGTAGCCGTGCTCAGCCGTGCTCAGCAGAGGCGCAGGTCAGACGCCTGCGCCGTGCTCAGGAACGGCAATCGTGGGTAGTGGTGCATCTGGAGTAACCGCAGGTCAGAGCGTTGCGGATAGGGCTATGGGAACTTTGTGGGAACAGGCGGCGTTACGCTGAGCGCGGGCGCTCAGGGTGGGCGCGCCGCCGAAGGGATCACGACATGACCAGCACGACCAGCACGACGCCCAACGGCGTCACGTTCCATCGCGTCCGGACGTTTGACGGCGCGCGCGTTGCCTACTTCGGCGAGCACGTCGGCTATGTGGCGCGCCGCGTCGGCCATCTGCCGCTGTCGGGCGCGGCACGGCAGGCATGGGTTATCGCCACGGAAGGCGGCGACGCGGCAGGCGCCGCCGACGCCTACGGCACGCGCGGCGAAGCGGCACGCGCGCTGCTGGTTGCTGCCGGGCTGGTTGCGGCATGACGCGCGACAAGATGGTTGAGGAATTCACGGCGGCGGACGGCGCGAAGTCTTACCGCTGCGTCTGGCGCTATGCGGGAAAGTTGCAGCGGACTAAGCGCATGTCCGGCCCGGACGCTGAGCGCTATACGGATTCGCTGGCGGCGGCGATTCGCTATCTCAATAAGGAAATCGCCGCCGACGACGCGCGCATTACGTCCGGCGTGCTGGTTCATCACGGCGTGAACGCTGAGGCGCCCGGCAGCCGGAAGCCGGAGAATCTGGGCTATTGGCTGGACGCTTGGCTTAACGCCCGGCTGGACGTTGCGAATGCGACGGTTACGAAGTACGCGCAATCTGTCGCGCTGCTGGCGCCGTTTTCGTCGTGGCTGGTTACCGGCTGGACGCCGGAGCATTCGCGCCGCATTCAGGTAGCGCTCAGGGAAACCCACGGCGCCCGGACTATCAACGTTGCAATGGAGCGCGTTAACGGCGCGCTGAATCTGGCCCGCGCCAATGGCGTCGCCGCGCCGGTTATGCCGAAAGGCGCCGTCAAGCGGCTGCGCGCAAAGAAGCGCGGCATTGTCTTGACGATGCCGCAGGCGCGTTCGCTGCTGGCGCGCATTACTGATGAGCGCGCGCATGACGCGGCGCTGCTGTCCCTGAATACCGGGATGCGGCTGGGCGAGATTGCCGCGCTGACGGGCGCCGCCATCCGTGACCCTGAGACGCCGGGCGGCGTGGCAACCATCGTCGTGTCCCAAAGCGCGGCGCAGGATTCGCGCGAAGTGGGCCGGACGAAGGCGGAGAATTCAGAGCGCGAAATCGACATTGACCCGGCGACGTACGCAATGCTGATGCGCCGCCGCGCGGTTCGCAGCATTGACGAATACCTATTTGCGCGGGAAGGCGAATACAGCCGTTCGCCTTACGTCGGCGCGATTACGGACCGTTACCGCGAAGCGCGGAATGCGATGGTCGCTGATGGCGAACTGCCCGCCAAATACGCGACGCTTAAGGATGGGCTGCGCTTTCACGATCTGCGCCATACCCACGGCTCCGTTTGCCTGAAAGCCGGAATGCCTATCTATGCCGTGGCTGAGCGCATGGGCCATACCGTCAAGCAACTGACGGAGATTTACGCGCACACTGATTCCGACGTGCGCTCAGCGCTGGCAGGCGTCATGGCTGCCGCGCTGGCGGCTGCGCCCGCCGACGAACTGGCAGCCCGGCGCATCGGCTAGCCCGCTAACGTCGCCTATGCGCCTCTGAGCGCTCCGATAGCGCGCCCGGACCAGTTACTAGGGTCCGGGCGCGTTCGGCTGTCTGGGCGCCGTACGGAGCCGCCTAGCCGGTAGGCGCCCGCTGGCGCCCGAATGCTGAGATGCCGCCGCGTGACATTGAGCGACAGCGCGCGACAACGCGCGGCAGACGCTGGCAAGCGCGTACCGGGTTACAGCCGTGGCATTAGACGGCTGGGCTGAGCCGTGCTCTGCTACGCCGCAGCAATCACTAGGCAAAGGCAGGGCAGGCAATGGCAGATAGCCGGATTGACGGGCGAACGCTGCTAACCGTGGCAGACGTAGCCGATGAATGCGGCGTTTCCATCTGGACGGTTAAACGCTGGATCAAGCGCCGCGCGATTGACGTTGTGTATCTGCCGGGCGGGCAGATGATTCGCATTCGCCGGAGCGCGCTGGAAAAGTTTTTGGCGTCCCAAACCCATGCGGCGCTGCCGCCTAAGCGCTAGCGCTGTCGGCGCTTAGGGATAGGGATTAGCCATGCCGACATATTCGCGCCGTGGGCGCCAATACCGGATTGACGGCGCGCCCGTGCTATCCGTCACGACGATTCTCGATAAGGGATTTCCGTCTAAGGCGCTGATGTATTGGGCGGCGAACGAAACGGCTACTGCTGCCGTCAACGATTGGGACGAACTAGCGCAGATGGACGAAGGCGACAGATTCGACCGGCTGCGCCGCGCGCCGTGGGAAAAGCGGGATAAGGCGGCGCTGCGCGGAACGGACATTCACGAATTCGGACACCGGATAGCGCTGGGCGAATCCGTGGACGTACCGGAAGCGCTGGCGCAGCCCGTCGCCGCCTATGCGCGTTGGCTGGACGAATTCGACGTGTCGCCGGTCGTGGCTGAGCGTCCGGTTTTCCATCCTCAACACGGCTGGGCCGGTACGCCGGATTTGCTGGCCGAAGTCACGACGCGCGAATACGGGCGGGAATTGTGGCTGCTGGATATCAAGACGGGCAAAGGCGTATACGAATCTCACGTCTTGCAAATCGCTGCCTATCGCCATGCTGTCGATTGGCTGGCGGCAGACGGCACGGTTTCGCCGTACCCGTACGCAGAGCGAACCGGCGCCATTCACGTAACGCCGGATTCCGTGGAATTGATTGAGGTAACGGCGGATGAACGCGCCTATAAGGCGTTCCGCCATGCGCATCAAGTAGCGCTGTTCTGTGTCGAATGCGAAGACGCCTTTAAGGAACGCCGGGCATGGCCGGTCGGCTATGCCGTCAACGCAAAGGAAAGGGTCAGCCATGCCGGTTGAGTTTGTCGATCCTCCGAAGAAACTGCCGAACGGCAATCCGAATTGGAATTCGCCGGAAGCGCGGCGGCGCGGTTCGTCGGCGCCGAAGGTGAAGCGGGTAACGCCTGAACTGCTGATGGAATTGGCGCGGGCTAATGGGCAATGGGCGCGGGTAGCGACGGGCGTTAGCAACGGCGCCGCTAGCGCTTACCGTTCCTTTGCGATAGCCCATCCCGCTATCGGTCTGGAAGTCACGACGCGCCGCAATGCCGACGACGAAAAGAAGCGCGACGTATACGCGCGGGTTTACTGATGAGCGAACTGGCCGTCTATACGCCGCCGTCGCCGCCGCAATCGCGCGAC